TATGAAGTTGTTGCCTTTTGGTAAATATCATAAGTTAAGGGTTGGTTTGAATGATGGTGAGAAGAAGATTTCAGGGTATTTGGATGGTGTTTATAGGATGTTGGATAAGAAATTGTATGGACAATATAGTGCGAAAAATAAGTTGATGCAGATTATAGCACAGTGGATTTCGAATCCGAAATCTCAATCTAGTGTTTTGGCTTTGGAGGGACCACCAGGTGTTGGTAAAACAAGTTTGATTAAACATGGGTTATCTAGGGCTTTGGATCTTCCTTTTAGTTTCATTGCACTTGGTGGGAGTAATGATATTTCTACTTTTACTGGACATGGTTATACTTATGAGGGTGCAACTTATGGAGGTATTTCGGCGATTTTAATTAAGTCGCAATGTATGAATCCTATTATTTTTATGGATGAGTTAGATAAAGTTAGTAGTAGTGAGAAGGGTAAGGAGATTATTGGAATGTTGACGCATTTGACTGATCCGACACAAAACTCTTCGTTTGTGGATAAATATTTTGATGGTATTGAGATGGATTTATCGAAAGTATTTTTCGTGTTCTCTTTCAATGATATTAAACTGATTGATCCTATTTTGAGGGATCGATTGAATGTAATTAAGTTTGATTCTTATGGTCCGAAAGATAAGAGAATTATTGTGAAGAATTATATTTTTCCAGAGATTTTGAAGAATGTTGGTTTGGAGATGGGTGATGTTTTGTTATCAGATGATAATATTAGTTATGTTATTAATAGGTATACTGGGAATGAGAAAGGTGTTCGAAATTTGAAAAGATGTTTGGAAGAGATTGTTTTGAAATTGAATTTGATTCGTTTTGTTAAAACTGGAAAATCATCAATTGTTTTTCCTTTTGATATTAACGATATTGATACAACCTTCCCAATTGCTTTGACAAATGAGATGATTACCAATCTTTTGAAGGATTATAATAAGGATACTAGATCAGATTTTGTCAAGCATTTATATGTTTAAAGAGAGATAATGGCGATTAGCTTTGTCAACCCTACGCTTTTTTACTATAAAATATTTACAGATAGATTTTTTATCTATCTATAAATTAGTAAATTATTATGAATAATAACAATAATAATAACAATAATAATAACAACAACCAGAACAATCAGAACAATAATAACAATAATAATGATAACAATAACAACAACAATAATAACAATAATAACAACAATCAAAATATAGATTCATTGTTACAAAAGTTAAAAAGTTCTTTTCCACAATTGTCAAAAAAGAACAAGAAGTCTCTTGATTATTTGGCGAGAATTGGAAATATTGAAGCAGGTAATATTGAGGATTTTTTGTCAAGAAAAACAAGAAAGATGAAATCTTTTTATAAATGGATGGAAAGTAATATTGGTTATGAAAAATCTAAAAATGGAAAATGGATAAAGGTTATTAATAATAACAATAATAATAACAATAACAATAATGAAGAAAATAATGATAATCAAGAAAATAATGATAATGAAGAAAATAACACAGTGAAGAATAATAAAGGAAAAATCAATAAAGCAAACAAAAGCGATAACAAAAAGTTGATGAAGATATTGAAGGTTTATTTTGGAGATAAGAACAAGTATAATCTTGTTGATTTGGAGAATATTATAAAGATCTCAAAGAACATTAAAAATACAAATAATAATAAAACAGTGAAAAATAAATTATCATCTGTTGTTTCAAGTAATAAAAACGGAAATAATAATAATTTGAATAAGAATATTGTTAATAATAAAAATAAAAATAATAAGTTGAATACCAATAGTTTTATTATTTTGAATTTTGATAATTATAAAGTGTTGAAAAAAGTAAATAAAAACAAAGCATTAACAAACCAAAACATAAGTAATATTCCACAAATGTGTTCAACAGAAGGTTTGATTAAAATGTACAAGTTTTGGGGAAGAAAAATAACAGGATTTCATTTTTACACTTTATCCAACAAAAGCAAATTTGGAAGTTGTTTGAGCAAGTATAAAGGATCATCTATTATTTTTTATTTTGAACAATTTGACAGTTTCGCATTTTATCATCAAAATAATATTTATATATTTGATAATGAAGGTGAAAGCTCAGATTTAGAAGAATATTTGAAAAGTAAAGTTAAACCAGATAAAGTAAAGAATTTTCAGACTGTTTTGGGAAATAAGAATAACAATGGAGGGTTGGATTGTGTTTATATGAATTATTACATCTTCTTGGCAATTATAAATAGAAATATCAAGTTGAAAAGTGTAAAGAAAATTATTAAGAATATAGAAGAAGAGATTAAAGATTTTATTATTTATAATAATCAGTTAATCTAGTCAACCATTTCCATATCACTATCATCAGAATCAGAGTTTACGTTGTAAACAATATATTTATTCTTTGATTTGAATTCAATTGGAATAACCCTTCTGAATAATGTATTATCAATTGGATAACACCTTTTTGTTGTAATATCCATAGAAATGCTATCTTCCTGATTTGAGGAAGTGTATATCTTCTTCGGTACAGAGGATTCATATTTAATTTTATTTGTTTGAATAGGATCAATCAAATTCTTAAACTGTGCAAAAAGAGCATTCAATCTTTTGTTCTCACGTGTCAACTCATCAATTTTATCTTGATAAGGTTTAACAATATTGAGAACAAGAATCTCCTCAGGACTCTTAACTCTTGATTCCTCTTTCAAACGTTCATTTTCAAGAGTAAAAGGATTCATCGAAAAAGTAGAAAAATCAAGTATCTTGGTATCATCAGAATATTTTTTGATGAAATCAAATGTCAATCTTGGGAATTTTGAGAGGCTCCAACTATCGATCTTATCCAAATGTTTTTCGATAAATTCGATAGAAACATTTGGATTATCAGTTATCCATGAGAAATCCCATGGAAGATTTGGGTTATTCTCAATATCTTCTTCTGAGATAGCCTTATTGCAACTGATTGTATGCCAGTTCCAACAATAACTCATATTGTTTTTCACATCTTTGATCTTCAGATTTGGATTTTGTGAAAACATATTGTAATCCCATGGAAGATCAGCATTTTCTTGCATCATTTCAAAGGTTACTACAGGATTTTTACTAATCCTATCCCAATTCAAACTATGTGAATCAACACTATATGTCCACAAAAGGTATGGTTTGTTTTTGTTTACATAATTACGATATTTTCTGATAAAATCAATTGTCAAAGCAGGATTAGAAGAAATACCTCTCCAATTCCAGTTCAACTCAAGATTCTTCTCAACAATATCCAAATTAATTTTTTCACAAAAAGCATAACTGGAATATCCCAATCCTTGTTCAGTAAATTCACGGAAATGCTTCTCGATGAAACCAGACGTCAAACTGGGATTCACACTGATATCCCTCCAGCACCAAGGCAAGTCAAGATTACTCTCGATTACGTCCATGGTCATAGCTGGATTTTTGGAAATCTTTTCCCAATTCCAATTTTTGTATGGAAACTTTTTGATCATTTCAATCGTAAGATTGGGATTATCTGACACGTAATCGAAATTCCAAGGTTTGTCGATATGTTCGCAAATCGTTTCCATTGTAATTCCAGAATTTTCAGACAATTTTTTCCAATTAAATTCATTTTTACCCCCATATGGAAGAAATGTATTTTTTCCCATTTTTTTAATGAGATCCATTGTAACTAGTGGATTTTCGGATATTCCTTCTTTCCACCACTTCTTATTTGGATACATCTCAACCAAAATTTCAAGTGCGTTTTTAGTCATACTAAACATAAAGAAAAACATACCCCCCAAAAAAAAAAAATCAATTTTGCGGGAAAATCCCCTTTCTGCCTACGACGGGTACAAATTGGTTATTTATTGGGCGGATATTTGACTCCATAGAGTTTGTTGATGAATTCGATGATTTGTTCATAAGCGTATTCATTAAATGTGTTTATGATTCTTACACAAGGTTCGAGATGTAACATACCGAATTGTGTTTCACCAAATAATGTGTCTTTTGGAATTTGTCCAACGAAATTCTTGAGAATTTTAACAGAGTTTGTTTGGAAAACTTCCTTGAATTTTTTTGAAAGAGAATTTCCACAAGCCAGATAACCATCTGTTAAGATTTCGGCATAATTTTCATTATCGTTTTTGATCTCATCAAAATAAGTACTGAAACGAATCAACATATTAATCTTTTCTGGATCCTCTTTCAGTTTATCCAACTTGACTGTATCTTCCTCTTTAATTCTTTTGAAGATATTGACAAAATCGTTATAAGTAAGCTTCTTTTCACTTTTTGACATAGTTGTTTTGAAAGGTAGTGGAAAGAATGGTACGTCTTTGGAAAATCATTTTTTTAGAAAATTATAATAAAAAATTGGTTATTTCTTTTCAACAACATAATACCAATTCCCCCTCTCCCAATTAAGATCAACTGTGTTGAACTGTTTGGTGAACTTTTCGATATGTTCTTTATCATAAACAAAATAATACCTAAATGTATCTTCCCATTTAACAAGATTGTCGCCATAAACAAAGTTTCTTTTTTCCAGTTTTTCAGCAGAACTTTCTACAGCCCAGACACAAACCATGACTTTGCCACCTTTTTTACAAACCCTGAGCATTTCATTCATAGCTTTCACTCGATCTTCCTCTTTTTGAAGATGATGAAGAACAGCAATACAAATGACATGATCAAAAGAGTTGTCGAGATAAGGGATCTTGCGAATGTCCGCAACACTTGTTTTCAAACCCTTTTTGGAACAAACATTCACAAGCTTCTCACTAAAATCAATTCCGTTTGTTTTCATCCCATTCTGTTCCATATAAATCATGTTCTTTCCATTTCCACATCCTACATCAAGAACATGACTACCCTTGGGCAAAGATTCAACAAATCGCCTTACACAACGCCAAATTCTAACACGGGAAACATTAAAACGTTTCCAATGTTTATTGTAAAAATCACGTACATTATGATCATTCATAGTTTATTCTAGTATTTTTATAAAAAGGTTAAAATTTAATCAATTTTTTCGAATGATTGATCAACAATCGTAGCAACATTCCAAAATGTTTATCCAAAAATGGATATCATCATCATGAATTTCTGTGTCAATCTCGAAGATTGATTCACTCCATTTTTTTCCGAAAATTGTTGGGTTTTCGCGGATAAGATCCTCAAACAAACAGAAAATACCGCTTGTTTGTTCAATCCAGATCAACGCATTTTGACTTGCAGACATGCGAAGAACAGACCCGCGATTAATGTAAAAGCGAAGATTCTCACTTTTGAGTTTCTTTGAAAGCTCAGAAGATTTCAACACAATGTAATCTTCGCTATTTTCATTTTTGTGAATATTCACATTCTCCACACCTTCTTTCAATTTCAAATAAAGAATCCTACGTGAAGTATCCCTCATTTGAGAACAATTTAGTCTCTTTTGTTTTACAATGGCTTTTTTAAGATTGGCTTCTTGTTTTTCACTGTACTGCCAACCAAACCATCCATTTCCCTCGAAAAAATACATATAGCTGGAACCACAATTCTTTTTCGAAAAGTCACAATGACCTTGTTGAATCATTGTGAGTCTCTTAGCGTAAGGCAAATTAGAATATGTTTTCATATTAAATTTATAAAGAATGAATATTTATATTTTTTTTTTATTCAATTTTTGTTTTATTTATAAATTTTTTTTGAAAAAAAAAAAGTTAAAAAAAGAAAAAGAGAGAGATCAGATTCCTCTACCTCCACCTCCACCTCCACCTCTGCGACCTTGGTAGGATTGAACGTAAGGAGTCCCCTCATCGGTGACAACCCACTCAAGCCCACGGCACTTGATCTTGGCGTAAACCCTGATCCAGAAACGTGCGAACTCGACGGGATCTTCGTGTGCGTAGATCTTACGCTCTTCGAAGTATGCCTTCAACTTCCTGTACACATCGATGATCTCCTCGTCTTGCTCTGGAAAAGCAAACTGAATGATGACCTTCTTAATGAGTGGAAACCTCAACTCCCCAGACATTCCCTCCCAACACCCAGAACAAAGATGACCTTCGAAAAGGGGTGCTGGAGGACAAGTCTTCGGATCCAAAACCAAAGGTTGAGGACGAGGTTCCGTACGCACTAGTTCACTCCGAACAAGCGTACAAAAAACATGACACGTGTTATCGGTCATAATCTATATTATAAACAATACTATTCCCAAAGTTTAAGCATCAACTTTTATACAATCTTGGAAATAAAGGATTACTAAACTGATAACGTGATGTAATATCTGAACTTATTAAAAAATTTATGTACGTCAATTGCGCCAAAAATTGAATAATTTTTTTTGAGTGATAATTTACAATGTGTGTATATCATGTCTAAGAAACGTAGTATCAATGATCTTGTTGGTCTTGTCCAAAACCAAAACAGGAAGCGTGATCGTATTTCACGAAGGGATCGAAAGAAGAACAAAAAGAATCGGAAGCAGAACAAAGTTTTCAAGGTTGTGAAACCGATTCTTTACGATTTTGATCCACATGTTCGCAAAGAGATGACAATTAAGATTCCATCGGAATATATGGAGGGTGTTGAACACTCTGTAAAGATTGTTCTTTCAGATAGTAAATTGAAAATGTGGTGTGATTGTCAACGCCTTTTTGTAAAAGAA